ACTTATTCCACCATCTTCATAACCAATTCTTCCACCATAAGCATAACCACGATTAACACCTATATCAGTAGGTCTTCTTTGAGCATAAAAAGGATTATTTTTATAAAAAGTCTCTGGATTATTTGCAGAACTTAAAGTTGGATTAGTTAATCCAGATCTATAAATTGCATTCCAATCAGCAACTCTTTTTTGATAATCTGCATTTGATTCCCCTGGATTTTGTTGAGGAGGTTGACCTGTTAATGCTCCAGCTCCAAAACCAAGAGCCGCAGGTATTAAACTACTACCTAAAGAACTTAATATTCCACTTCCGCCACCCGTTCCAATTCCACCAATTAAATTTCCAAGAGCTGATTGATTAAAAGCTTGTGTTACAGGTCCAAGTAAACTTCCAGACATTGGACCAAAAGCTCCTCCACTACCTAAAATACCAGATGTTGCAGCTTCAGCACCAAATGTTGGAACACCGAATAAAGCAGATCCTGCACTTGTTCCTTCAAGAGCACCTGCTAACATTGGTCCACCATAAGCAACAGCTGCAGCCATTAAAGCAGCTTTTCCAATTGGGCTAGATGCAACTGATTTAACTACATTAGTAACTCCTTTAACAACTCCTGAAACTGCTTTACCTACACTTTTAAAAATACTTCCAATTCCATAATGTTCTCTACCTTCGCTATGCATTATTCCACCGAATCTTGCTTGAATTCTATTATCAGACATTTCTTCCATACCACCTTGAGCAACAGCCTTAATCATCTCCATTGCTATTTGTTTAGCTTGTTCAGGAGGAATTCCCTGAGCTACTAACATTTGAATAATAATTTGTAATGCGTGTTGTGGGTCTTTAATTTGTTGTTGGTCTTGTCCTTGAGCTTGGTCAGCTAATGGAGGTTGTTGCATGCCTTGAGGTGCTGCTTGCATAATGCCTTGACCTGATGAATCAGGTTGCATTGTATCACCACCATATTCGTAAAATCGTCTATTATACATTTGCGCTCGTGCTATTGTAATTTGTTAATATATTAATAAGCAGGCACAAAGTCCTGAAAACGTGTACTTTACTTGGTTTTATTAGATTCGTCAACAGTTCTGGAAAAATCTAAATTATCTTTAAGTCTACCACTATATTGATATTCACCTACATGACTAATGTAATCATCAATATACACGTAACATTTTCCACCTATTTTAGTCCATTTTTTACAGAAACCAAAATCTTCTCCATAATACTTTTTATTTATAGGATCATGAATAGTATCAAAGAAATTATACAAATTAGGATTAGATACAGCTTTACCATTTACGATAGTTGGTTGATCAATATAATCATCTGGATAAGCTTTAATCATTTTATCAAATACTTGTCTTTTAATTAACATACATCCTGTTGGAGCATGAGATACTTCTAATACACCATTAACAACTGTAACTTCATTAGTTGTTCCTGGATTAATCATATTATCTAATTTAATAGGAAATATAAAACCAGAATGCATTAAATCTTCTTTACTTTTAATTTTACCTTCTTTTACTTTATCCCATATTTGTTCCCAATGAATATGTTTCATTGGATAAGGTACAGCTATAACTTCTTTATCTGCTGCTAGTAATTTAGTTATACTTTCAAAAGTAAAATCAATATCTGAATCTATAAATAGCATATGTGTATATTTAGTTTTATCTCCTAAAAAATTAGCTACACATAAATTTCTACCCTGTGTTACTAACGAGGATTTAAGTAAAGAAAAAGATACTAATATGTTATTTGCAATACATTGTTGTTGAAATTTTAATAATGCTTGTGTGTAATGAATAGAACATTCACTATGAACAGGTGTTGCTACAAATATTTTATATTTTGGTTCCCCAACTATAAAAGATCTTTCTCCACCTTCTTCTTTACTAAACCAAATTGGTTTACTTGCGTCTTGCATCTAATGCTCCTTGTAAAAAGTTATTCCATGTATTTACTTTGTTCTGCCATGAATAATATCTATTTGTATATTCTATTTGGAATTTTAAATGCTCCTTGATGCTCGCCTCTTGTATATGTTCTGCAGTAATATCAATAACTGAAGCAAATGTTTTAGCAAGTTTTACAAAATCTTTTTCATATGGAACATACACTGGGAACTCTGCACCTGTTTCAAATAAAGCTCCAAAATTAGTTGTTACACAATATAAACCTGCTGCCATTGCTTCTAATAAAGCAATACAAAATGTTTCTTCCCAAATGTTAGGATAAGTAAACATATGATAGTTTTTTAAATTTTCTTTAATATATTCATTAGGTTTATAACCAATATAAGTTACATTTTTTAATTGTCTTGCTTGTTCATACAATCCAACAAATTGACTATCATTTTGTTTTTTAAAATTAGCTCCATAAACTTCAGTTGAAGAATAAACATCTAAATGAATTAGTGGATTTTTAACAAGTTGCATTGCAGCTAACATTACGTTTAATCCTCTCCATGGAGTTGATGTAAATATTAATTTAATAGGATCCCCTTTCTTATAATTATCTAAATTACGTGGAGTTATATTATCAATACCATTTTTAATAACCAAACATTTATGTGTTGGTATATCAAATCTCATTCTAAATTTTTCATAACACCAATGAGAATTAAATACATACCAATCATATTTCTTATGGTTTTCTTTGTCTAAAAACCATGGTGCTAAATTTCCTTGATCATATGAATTTTGTTCCCAAAGTATATTAAGTTTAGTTGGATGAAGTGGTATTTTCTCAGGGACAGATGTTGTTATTTGTACTTGATCTAATAACTTTTTATCTGCATATCTTTCTAAAAGCTCAATTTGAAGCTCTGTTCCACCTCTAGGTAATGTCATTTTTGATTCATTACTTTCTGAAATACTTCTAAACCTTTGTTTGTTACTTTTACTGAAAGATCTACAACTAAATCTTCAGGGCTATTTTCTTTTAAAAATTCTTCTTTAGAATTGTAAGTTTTATCAGTTTTCTTACTTCTATATATTTCTACTGTCTCACATTCTATCTTAGGTAAATTATCCATTTGTTCCATCTCTATTTAACAGAGCATAAGATATTTGTCCAGAGATCACATTTGATGTATCTGCTTGAAATTGTAAATAATCTCCTTGTTCTAGAACTAAAGCATTAGCTACAGCATTATATTGTGAATCTGCAGGAACCTTTACATGAAAAAATATATAAGAAACAGAAGCAGAATAATCATTAAAATAATAATTTACTGGAACATTGTTATTATGAGTATTTGCTACCGATATTTCTTTAATAATAGCAACAGAAGAAGTATTGATACTTAAAACAGTTGTTAATGAAGTAGTAGATAATTTATATCCTTGATTTTTATAAAATACAGCCATTATTGAACTCCACCTTTTCCACTAAATAAGAACCAACAAAATACTTCTAATTCATCTCTTAAATCTTTTTGATAACCAAAGTTAAGTTGATCTTTAATTGTATTAACAGATTCTAAAATCTGTCTTTGATTTTGTATACTATATTCTTTTGATGGTTCAGGTACGTATGCCGTTATTTTTGCCATTATCTTCTTCCTCCTGCTTCAATGTCTAATCTCAAAGTTCCATATCTCCAGTTTTGATCTAGACCTGTATTTTCAATTTTTAAACTAACTTGTCTTCCTCTAACTCTTGTGTCTACTTTAGTCGTTGAAGAGGTAATTGTAAAGGGACCAGTAATTGTTGGTACAGTTGTTGATGGTGTTGAATCTGCATTAGCTGGGTAATCTCTAAAATATAACGTAATATTTGCATCACCTACTAAGTTTTTAAAGTCAGGTACAAAACGTCTAACTCTCATAATAAGTTGTCCATCACCACCTAAACCTTGTTCTGATATGTCATAATCTCCTGATGTAAGATAAGAAGTAATTGCAGTTTCAACTCCAGCATAAGTTACTTGATTATATCCCGTTTCGTGCTGCCAGTATCTCGATGCTCCAAACTGGTTTGTTACACCATTAATAACAGGGAAAGTTGGTGTTGTATTTGTTGTATACTCAGTTGCGTAAGGTTTATCAAAAGTTAATGCATCTTCATAAGTTGTTCTAGCAAGTGATCCTATTGCCCATGTATCTTCAAGAAAGTTATAAACAACTCTTGCATCTACTTGATTTGAAGTAGCTGTTGGATAAAACCAACCAACTTCATTATATAATGAATTATGATATGCATAAACTATATCACTTGCACCATAATTAATACCAGGGTTTTCACCATCACTTCCGTCTGTCGTAAATACCCAATCTTGAACTAAACTTGGAACTTGTTTAACTGTTCCATCAAATGCAAAAAATCCTCCGCCATATCCCATCCACCAACATGCTCCTTGAACATAAGCCATAGAATGTTGACCTAAAGCTCCACAGTTTGTACCAACCTGTCTAACTGAGAATACAAATGGAGGTCCTACAAATTGAATAGTATAAGCTGCAGCATCTGTTAAAACTAAAATATAATCTTTACCTTGAATAGCTCCAATAATAGTATTTCCAGTATCTAATCTAAATGTACCTGCGCTATTTGTAACAGTTGGGTTCCAATCATTATAATCTTCAGTATTAGACCATCTGATATACATTGGATCAAATGTTGTTGAATCTCCAATTGTAGTTTCAGTTCCAAATGAAAATACGTGTCTATCTCTATCTGATACTAATGTTAAAATAGAAGATGTGGGGCAACCTGTCATAATAGTTGCTCTTGTTTGAAGTGGAGTTCCAGCACCAGGATTCCATATAAATGTTGCACCATTTTTAATCGTTGCAATTAAAATTTGTCCAAAATTATCTAACGACCAACTTCCAGCAGAAAGAACAACGGTTGTTACATCTCTTTCAGTTCCCCAAGTTGAATAACTCCATGTTCCAGCACCCCAACCATAAGCACCTGTTTGAT